CTTGAAGAAGTTGAATCCCTTTGGGAAAAGTATGAATCGCTTTTAAAGCAAATGTCAGGTGATAATGCTGACGCCGTTTCTACACTTACTGAGGAGCTGGGGCAAAGAATCCTGATGGCACCTGCAAGTCGAATGGCTGATGAGTATAATGCAGAATTGGGTGGCCTAGTTGCCCACAGCCTCGAGGTTGCACAGTGGGTTATGAAGCTTGCAGATTCATATGGGTTGGACAACAAGAGGGAAACAGTCCTTGTTGCTCTTTTGCATGATCTTGGCAAGATTGGAGATCTTGAAAATGATTACTTCATTGACCAGGATTCAGATTGGCACCGTGATAAGCTGGGCGCTTTTTATAAGTGGAATCCGGATTGCCCAAAGATGTCTGTGACTCACCGCACACTTTTTCTGCTGCAGCACTATAATATCAGGTTGACTCGCGAACAGTGGGTTGCAGTTCAGGTATCATCTGGTTCTCACTTTGAGGAAAATCGGTTCTATGTTGGTTCTGAGCCGCTCATGGCGGTGGTCCTGCAGCATGCAAAGCAGATGGCAATAAGAGAGCACAAGGCCTAGTTATATTAGGTTATAACGAGGTATAAATGAAACTCAACGAATCACAACTCCGCAAACTCGTCCGGCTTATCCTGGAGGAAGAGATCCTCGACGAGGATGAAATTGAGGAAGAAGATGAAGTTGAGGAAGCATCAGCAGCTGGCATGGTTGCCGGTGCTACAACACCGCTTGGCGCAGGCCCTGAATATCCAAATCGTCCTAGGCGTAGAAGAAAGCGTAAGTATCAATGGTCATAAATAACAGGCGAACAGTTATTGGGTGGAAAAGATACCTTCACGAAGGCGCATTACCCGTTACTGTCCCTGTTGTTGATCGATCAAATTTGATTATTTATGATTTTGATGAAACTATTGCAAAAACTGATGCCGCTATTCAAGCTATTCATAAAGAGACCGGCAAAAAGTTTATAATAACTTCACAAGAAGAATATGATGAACTTGTGTCATCTACTGATGGCAAAATGTATGATTTCGATTTTTCAAGTTTTGATACAATTAAAAATCCTGTAGAATTAACAAAAACAACAGAACAGCTTGCTTCAGATTTAATGTTGCCTGGCACACAGGTCATGATTTTAACAGCTAGGGGTCCTGCCGCTGAAGATGAGATACATATGTACCTTGATAGCATCGGAATTGACCCGACCAATATGATAATCATTGGTTGTGATGGTTGTGATAAGGGTGAATTTGTTGAAATGATGGTGGATGCCAGCCCAAGAATCATGGGCATAACCTTTTATGATGATTCAAAGAAAAATATTGCAGACCTGGTAAGGTCAAGGCGAAAAATTTTAGATATGCATGATATGGATTTTTCCATTATTGATGTCTCCGATCCCAACAACTGGATCACAACATAAATTAGATAACACTTGAACACTTAAGCATTTAAAGTTTTAATTCGATTATGGGTGGCCACCCCATTGACAAAGTGGTAAGTAACAATTAACAATTTGCTGATTTACTGCAATTAGGAGAAAAACATGGCAATTGATATGAGCAAGATCCGTGCAAAGCTCGGGCAGCTCCAAGGTAATAACCGCCGTCGTGATATGATGTGGCGCCCTGAAGAGGGGCAAGAGGTTTCGGTCCGGATCGTGGCATGGCCTAAGAATGAAGGCCAACCTTTTAAGGAGCGCTGGTTTTATTACAACATTGGCAATAATCCGGGGCTTTTGCAGCCTCACCAGTTCGGTAAGCCTGATCCCATCCAGGAATTGATTAACAAGCTTCGTGATGATGGGTCCCCAGAATCTTACGAGATGGCGAAGAAGCTTTATCCGAAGATGAGGACTTACGCACTGGTCTTGGTTCGCGGTGAAGAAGAAAAGGGTCTTCGAATCTGGGCTTTTGGTAAGATGGTTTACCAGTCACTTCTTAACATTATGCTTGACGAGGACTATGGTGATATCACCGATTTCGAATCTGGTACTGACATTAAGGTCAATTGCTACAAGCCACAAGGCCGCCAGTACGCAATTACTGACGTTAGCCCACGCCGCAAGTCTTCTGCAATTCATGATAATGAAAAGCAGGTCAAGGAATGGCTTGATAACGTCCCCGATCTCGATAGCATTTACACCTGTAAGTCCTATGAGGAACTCGAGAAGATTGTAAATGATTGGCTTGATCCTAGCGACAGTTCTGGTAGTGAGCAGACTCATAACGAGAGTCGTTCCAGTTCATCAGATGACAGCAAGCCTGATTCTTCGTCATCTAAGTTCAAGAGTTTGGACGAGGCTTTTGATAGCCTAAAAGATCTCTAGAAGTGTGATATAATCAGGCTTGAGGGGGAGGGCAACCTCCCCCAATTTTAAAATTTAATTAGGAGAATACATGGCCGCGAAGAAGAAAAAGCAGGCTGTTGGGGATGACTTTACCTCAGACTTGATTAGTTCACTAAACAAGGAACACGGAAGCCGCGTTGCATATAACTTGAGATACGATGATTCACCTACCCACGTGAATCGCTGGATCAGCACAGGGAGTCGGCAACTTGATTCCATAGTTGCAAACAAGGTTCGCGGCGGATTACCTGAGGGAAGGATTGTGGAGATCTTTGGGCCGCCCTCAATTGGTAAGTCACATATTGCAATTCAGCTGGCACGCTCTACCCAACAGATGGGTGGAATTGTTGTTTATATTGACACAGAAAATGCAACCTCTGTCGAAAATCTGGAACTCTTGGGTGTTGATATTTCAAAGCGTTTTGTTTATGTTGATACGCACTGCACTGAAGAAGTTTTGCAAATTGCTGAATCAACCATCATGAAGGCACGTGCTCTTGAAAAGGATGTTCCCATCACAATTATTTGGGACTCAGTTGCAGCAACAAGCCCGAAGGCAGAATTGATTGGTGATTATGACAAGGAAACAATTGGTCTAAATGCCCGAGTTATCTCAAAGGGAATGCGAAAGATCAATGGAATAATTGCAAATCAGAATGTTCTTTTCATATGCCTTAACCAGATTAGGACAAAGATTGGAGTTATGTTTGGTGACCCTACCACAACCCCGGGTGGAAAGGCTATTCCGTTTCATTCCTCCGTTCGCCTCAAGCTTGGTGCTGGCCGCCCGATTAAGGATAAGAAGACAGGCGATGTAATTGGAATTAATGTTAGTGCAAAAACAATTAAATGTAAGGTTTCACCCCCATTTAGGACAGTCAATTTTGAAATTCATTTTGGCGTAGGTATTAAGGAAGGTGAACAATTGTTCGATGTACTGCGACCAATGGAACCAACCTCAAAGGATGGCAAGTTGATTAGTGTTGATGGCACCAGCGCATGGAAAACATTTACAGTTAGGGATGAAAAAACTGAAGAAATAATTCTTGAGAAAAAGTTCTATAAGCCTGACTTTGAGGATATAATAAACGACCCTCAATATGCTGAATATGTTGACGCATTGATTGAAGACGCTTTTGTTAAGAGGAGTAACTTGAATCAAGAGGTTAACACAGAATCATATGAAGAGGTTAGGCAGGTTTCATTTGATCTAGAGGATTCATTTGTGAGTCCAGAATGAAAAACATAACTGTGTTATGCGATGGCATGAGCATATTCATGCGAAATTATGTCATAAATCCAACAATGGACATTGATGGTAATCCCATTGGTGGTGTTGTTGGATTTTTAACAATGCTTGGCACAATATGTTCCTATTATAATCCTGAAGATGTCATTGTTGTTTGGGAAGGCGGCGGCGCCCCACGCCGTCGTGCCATATATCCAGACTATAAAAGGGGTCGAGTTACACAAAAATTAAACAGATTTTATAGTGACGATATTCCGGACAGCAATCAAAACAAACTTTCTCAGGTTGCAAAATTAACAAAAATTCTCCAAAATCTTCCGATAACACAAATATATGTTGCCGACTGTGAAGCTGATGATGTCATAGGTTACGTTTCACGATATAAATTAAATGAAACAAAAACCGTCATTGTTTCATCGGATAAAGACATGTATCAGTTGGTTGATGAGTCAACGGTTGTGTGGTCACCAGGCCAAAAGAAAGAAATCAATGAAGGAAAAATTTTAGAAAAATCTGGAATTCATCCAAAAAATTTCTGTCTTGCTCGAGCAATATCAGGTGACAAATCTGACAATCTAGGGGGAGTTTCAGGAGCTGGATATAGGACGCTCACTAAGAGATTTCCAAACTTTTTTTGTGCCGAAGAAATAGATTTTGAGTCAATACTTAATCATTGCCAAGAACAATTAAAGACATCAAAAATTAAGATATACAAAAATATTTTAGAAGGTGAGGAGCTGGTAAGTAGGAACCTAAAATTAATGAGATTAGATGTTTCAAATTTGTCAGCTACGCAGATACAAAAAATCGAATCTGTTCTTGAAACATCTGAAGTTAAGTACGATAAAATAGGATTCATGAGAGCACTTAATAAGTTTGGTCTCAGGGATTTTAAGACAGACAGGCTTTTTGCAAGCATGAATTACATAAACAGAGTTAAAAGGAAATAAATGTCAGCCTTGGTATCAGAAACAGGTAATGTGAATTTTTCTCATTATGGCAAGCAATTCCAGGAAAAAATATTCCAAGGATTATTGTCAGATGAAGATTGGGCTAGCCAAATGTTTGAGGTTATGAGTCCAGAATATTTTGAACTTAGGTATCTTTCATATTTGACTGATAGATATTTTTCATATTTTCAGAAATATCGCGCATTCCCAACACTCACCCTTCTTATTTCAATCATTAAAGATGATCTGTCGAATGATAATGATATCCTTCTTAGGGATCAAATTGTTGAATTTCTTCATCGTATGAAGTCAGATCCCAATCCGGGCGACATTGTTTATGTCAAGGAAAAGGCGCTTAACTTTTGCAAGAAGCAGGCTTTTAAGGAAGCACTCCACCAAGCGGTCGACTTAATTCAAACTGAAAAGTTTGAGAGTGTTATTGACCTGATGAAGGATGCTGTCGCTGTAGGTATGCCCTCAACTGTTGGCCATAATTTCTTTGATGATATTGAGGCTAGGTTTATTGAAATTGACCGCCAGGTTTGCCCAACCGGTATGCCTAAGCTTGATGCGAAGGATATTCTTGATGGTGGTTTGGGTCGAGGCGAAATTGGTGTTGTTACGGCACCAACAGGTGTTGGTAAGTCTCACTACCTTGTTGCTATGGGTGCTGAGGCCTTGAGAAGAGGCAAAGATGTTGTTCATTATACTTTTGAGCTTCGTGAAACTGTGGTAGGTCGTCGTTATGACGCTAATCTTACACAGATAGATTCAAAGGAATTAATTTCTAACAAGCAAAAGGTTTTGAATTTCTATAAGGAAAATGAAGATCTCGGTAGGCTTATTATTAAGGAATACCCGACCGGAACAGCTAGCGTTATCACAATTCGGAATCACTTGCAAAAGTGCATGCTTCAAGGGTTTAAGCCTAGCATGCTTGTTATTGACTATGCTGATATTATGAGATCAACTCGAGCATATGACGCTATGCGACATGAACTTAAGCTTGTTTATGAAGAGCTTAGAAATCTTGCTATGGAAATGAACATCCCTATTTGGACAGCGTCACAGGCAAACCGCGATGCAGCCAAGTCGGAAATTGTTGGCCTTGAAAATATGTCTGAAGCGTATGGTAAGGCAATGGTCGCTGATGTTGTTATTTCTTTGTCAAGAAAGCCAGAAGAAAAATCATCTGGTACTGGTCGACTCTTTGTCGCCAAGAATCGTGCAGGTAGGGATGGTATTCTATTCCCCATGCACATAAATTGTTCACAGTCAAGAATTGCCCTTCTTGATGAAGATGAATTAACGCTAAATGAAGCAATTGAACAAGATTCATCAGCCGCTAAGGCACTACTTCGGAAGAAGTGGAAAGAAGTTAATAAAGAATTGGACGGTAAGTAATAATGCACACATATGATGAGGTTTACCAGGCAAGCCTGGAGTATTTTGGTGGTGATGAATTGGCGGCAAGTGTTTTTGCTTCAAAGTATTCTCTTCCCACACTTGACGGTGGTCTTCTTGAGATGACGCCTGCTGAAATGCACAAAAGAATTGCAAAAGAATTTCACAGAATTGAGGCAGGTTATGATAATCCTATGTCTTATGATGAAATCTATGATCTACTCTCTAACTGGAAAGTCATTCCACAGGGTTCACCGTTAAGCGGGATAGGTAATAACAATCAGGTCCAAAGTCTTTCAAATTGTTTTGTTGTTGCACCACCAGAAGATTCATATGGCGGCATTCTGTTTACAGATCAGGAACAAGTCCAGATTATGAAGCGTCGTGGCGGCGTTGGGTTTGATATATCAAACATTAGACCAA